TTTCCAGAAGCTCATGCTACTGTTTATAAATCCATTCGTGATGACGCTATTAATAAGACAATTTGGAAGTTTCCTAAACATTTGTATGGTACTTATACTTCTACAGAAGTTGATACTCATCAATCTAATATACCCTTTAAATATATAGTTATTTTAGTTTTAGTTTTTGTTGTATTGCCTGCTTATGTTGCTCGCTCCTTTTGGCTTGATCCTCTTTTTGGTTCTAAAAAAAATGAACCCACTATTGTTAATCAAACTAATAATACACAAGCGGCTCCAGCAAAAAATACTTTAGAGTCTAAACCTGTTGAAAATCTTAAACCTGATCTTCAAGCTTTGGAGAATAAACGTGTTTCAATGGTTATTGAATCTTCTTCTGATTGTGTTGCCAAAAACTCTTATGGTGAAATCTTAGATATATCTATAGATGAATGTAGATTACTTTCTCGCAAAAATACTAGGATTCCTTTGTCTAGGTTAAAACGTGAAAATGGTGCTGAATTGCCTCATAGTCATTTTGATACTAACACTAATGATTTGAATGGATTCGATCCAACGCAGCCAGGTAAATCTTAAGGCTGAAAGCCTACAAGACCGCTAACAAAGCGGACTTGTCGTTTTACTACCGTTAACGTCCCTAAATTCCAAATTGAAACGGCACGTATTGTGCCGCTTAAGTGGGGTGTCTACCCCACGACAAAATTCAATTGAATACCTCCCCCTCTGATTACAAGCTCCCTTTTGCTTATATCCAGTAGTTGCAGAGCCATCCCGAATGGGTGGCGGAAAAACTTTTGTCGTTTTTAATAAACTTTTGTTGTTTATTTTTATTGACTAAGAAAATCAAATATCTTATAAAAGATATATTGTTTTCTTGGGTTTTCTTATGCGTGAAAATTTAACCATTGCTCAATTGAAGTTGGTTGCTTCCAGTATTACTGATCCTGAATCTGATGATTTAAAGTTTTTTGGTTCAACTGTTGCACCCTCTGATTTTTCTTCTTGGCGTTTGGGGTTTAGTATTAAAAATCATGAAGGTTTTTTACTTCATTCTCATGGTAAAAAATTAAGAGAATTCAAAACATTAGATTCTATGTCTAAGTTTGTTCATGACAACTTTAAGACGAATTATTTTATTATCACATTCAGATAGTTTTATTGTATATGATAACATGACAACATATTTTCATTAGACAAAAAAAAACCCAACTTGGCGGGCGGGTTTTTTCGGGTCTGTGTACGGTTAACACATGGATTTATTATAAGTGGATTTAGATATAAGTCAAAAAATAAGTGAAAATTCGGGTCTTGGTACTATTACCAAATCTCATTCACCTTTCGCTCAAATGCCTTGCCCTGTCGATGTTTCAAGGGTTAAAGACTTTTTACTCCAAGACTTAGCTTCTAAGGTTCTTCAAAAGAAATTTCGTGTCCAGTTTTGTCTTAAGCGTAAAATTGATAAAAATAATTTAGTTAATGTCTGTTTTAATGAATCAACTTCTAAGGCTCATTATGGCAATGTTATTCGTTGCGGATCAGTTTGGGTTTGCCCTGTTTGTGCAAAGAAAATTACTGAACACCGTAGGACTGAATTAAAAAATATAAATACCATGTGGAAAAATGGTATTACTTTGTATGTTCCTGAAAAAATGGATGAAAATTTTATTGGCCCTCCTATACACCATGCTAAGGATGTTAAAGGTTTTACTTATCTTTTAACTCTTACTTCTCCACATTATGCTTATCAAAATCTTTCTCTTTTACGTGAAAGAATGACAAAGGCTAAAGATCTTTTTTTTGGTGGTAAAAAGAATTCTTCTTTATTTCAAAAACAACTAGGTAAGATTTTTCATGTTACCAATTTGGAAGTAACTTACGGTCAAAATGGTTGGCATCCTCATAACCATATTTTAATTTTTTCAGATAAATACTTATCTATTCAAGAGTTTACTAGAATAAAAATTCTTTTAGCTGATCATTGGTCTAATTGTTTATCGAAAGTAGGTATTAGGAAACTTGTGGGTGATGAAAAATATATTGCTTGTGATCTACAGGATGGAACTTACGCTGAACAATATGTTTCTAAATGGGGTATTGAATCAGAAATGACTAAAGGTCATTTAAAACAAGGTAGAGAATCCTCTATTACTCCATTTGATTTGCTTAGGCTATCTGAAAATGATGATCTTATTTTTGACAAGAAACCCTCTGATCTATTTAGAGAATTTGCAAATGCTTTTAAAGGTGCTAGACAGTTATCTTTTTCCAGGGGTTTAAAAAGAGCTTTTGCTATTAATGAAAAGGATGATGATGAAATTATGTCTGAAACTTTAGATGAAGCTATATTTTTACGTGATATTGATGATTATGCTTTTAAATTAATTTGTAAGAATAAAAAGAGAGCTGAATTTTTGGATTTAGTTACGGAAGATTATTTAACTGGTTCTAATTTAGCTGATGAACTAATTTCTTATTTATCAGATTTAGATTTAAAGACTTTTAATACTGAAATTTTACCTGATATGCAATCTAATTCAGCTGTTTTATCAAGAGTTTCTCTTCCTGAAAAGTCTACACCTTGGATAAGTTCAAAGGAATTTGATTGGATTCAAAACATAAAAAATGAACAAGTCACTAAAATTGATATAGATGAATCAATGTTGCCTTTGATTGCTGAACATTTGGCCTGGTTGGAATCACAAAGGGATTCTACTTAATTTTTAATTCACCTTTAATAACTTCAATTTTTTCTGATGCTACTTTAATTATTTCATGCAAAATTTCGCTTTCTTTCATAACACTAAGGTTATTTTCTAAACGGCTTGTATTTAATTCTTTAGATATTTTGCTTAATAGCTCTTCTTCGAATTTGTTAATTCTTAAATAAGGACTAGCCATTTCTTACCCCTCCAATTGGTGTGTATTTGGTGTATTTTACACTTTCAACCTTTCTTTATAAGACAACAAGACAACTTGTTTACTCAATTTATTGTCAAATAAACATATTTATACGACAACAAGACAATTGTTAATCTGTCCTCTTAAATATATTTCAATCTATTTTTTGACAATTTGACAATTTGACAAAATGACAACATGAAAACATAAACTTTTGTTGTTTTATTGTCTTGACAAAATGACAACATGAAAACATACTCATTTGACCGTTTTTAATACAGTTTAAAAGTGAGATTCATATGTCTATCAAATCAGTTATTTCTAATGCAGTTATTCAAAAAGGCTTAAAAAAAGACAATTCACCTTATTACTTTGTCGAAGTAAATGAGCCTGTTCGCAAATATATCAATCCTGATAAACCTCAAGATGCTGCAACTCTTGAAGCTCTTGTTGCATCGGGTGAATCTGTTGAAGAGCTTGTTCTTCATCAGCGAAATCGTTCTTTAGTTTTTTCAAGTCAAGATTTGGCTTGAGTCTTATTCAATGACTTTTTATTGCGCCTTACTTTCTGATCCTACAGAAGGTCAGGCTCAAGTTTGTCTTGAATGGGTAGAAGTGAAACAACCAGTTTCTTTTCTACCTCCCATAACAAAAACAGAAGCTGATCAGATGCTTATTTCTATAGCAATTTGTTTTGCTGTTGTTTTTATCGTTCGTAGGGTCTTAGACCTTCTTAAATATTGAGAGGTAATTATGGAAAATATTCAACTTCCATCTGTTTCAAAAACAAAACGTCTCCCTGCTTTGGGAATTGTTACTGCATTAATGGTAATTGCTGGCTCTGCTTTTGCTGAAGAAGGTGGCTTAGCTGAAGGTGCAACTGGTGCTATTACCGGCGGTTCTGGAACTTTGAAGACTGTTGGTATTGCAATCATTACTGTTGTTGCCGGTGTTTGGGTAATCAAGCGTGTTCTTGGTTTGATTCGTTAATATTTTTACTAACCTGTCATTTTTATAAATGACAGGTTTTTAAATTAAGAGTTATTAATTATGCAACTTGAACAATGTTTAGCTTTTCTGGATATATCTAATGGAACGCAATTTACTTCAATATTAGGTTCCTTTTTACTTGGCTCTATTTTTACTTTATTTGCTTTATTTGCTTTACGCAATCCTGTCGAACTTACATTAAGACAAAAAAAATTTTTAATTATTCTTTTAGCTTTTCTCTTTTTTTTGTTTGCTTATTTTTCATTAAATTTTATATCGGGTGATATATGACATGGGAACAAATTTATTTTCTAATTATGGCCATTTGTTTAGGAGCTTTATTGTTGCGTTAACGCAACTTTTGCCTAAGTTTTTATCTGTTTCTATATCGCAAATTTTAATTATTTTGTCTTTTACTCTTCCTTATTCTGCTTATGCTTCTACGGCTTCTACTATTCAAACTAGTTATTTAGGTCGTCTTTCTAATGGTTATCATAATTTTAAGTACACATTAACTAATTCTGCTACTGGTCTTTCTAAATCTGTCACTAAGGCTGTTAGTCCCGCTTCATTAGGTAAAGTTTTAAAATTTGTTGTTTCAAAGAGATTAGCTGTTTTTATGTCTCTGGCTTCTCTTTCTTCTGATATGGGGTATACCTATGATGATAATGAATTGCCTTTATTTACTCCAGTAATTGGAAATAACAAACCACGCTCAGTTGCTCAACCTACTGGAACACCTGTAATTGTTAGCACTTTACCTCAGATTTGTGCTGCTGCATTTATTCAGCTTCAATATTCTTGGTCTCAATTTCCCATAACTTCTTATGAAAACTGCCGTTGGGGTTCTGTCTCACAAGGTAATGTTTTTTTAGATCTTTGCTATACATCTACTACTACTGGTAAGCCTGCTTGTATTCAACGTGATTTAACTGTTGGTCTTGCTCCATCAAATGTTGATACATCTCCTAAACGTGTTCCTATTGATGTCCCTATAGATTCTGTAATTCCCCAGGCTCCTGCTATTGATCGTCCTAAATTAGCTGATCCTACTTTAGTTCCTTCTCAAGTTTTACCCCAAGAAGTTAAAGATGCCATTAATGAATTAAATGATGGTTTATCTGATGAAAATAAATATAACCCTCCCTATGTACCTGGTGTTTCTACTGGTTCAGGTTCTGTTACTGGTGGTTATGGTGAGGGAGCATTTGACTTTGAAATGCCAAATTTTTGCACCTGGGCTGAACCTCTTTGCAAACTTTCTGATTGGTTTATGCAAGATGACATACCCGAAAATGAACAAAGGCAAATTGGAGAGTTTGATTTATCTAATGCTCCTAAATCAAAAGAATTGAACTTACCTAAAAATTGTCCTCCTAATCCTTCTTTCCTCCTTGATTTGGGTCTTGTTTCCAAAACTATTGATATACCTGCTGAAGCATTTTGTATTTTTTTGGATCAGATAAGACCTTATTTGATTGCCTCTTCTTATCTCTTTTCAGCCTGGATTATATACAGCTTTAGGAAATCATAATGGTCAGTCTTTTACTTCGTTTAAGTGCTTACATTGCTTCTGGTCTTATTTTTAGGCTTTTAAGTGGTATTGGTTTATCCATTTTTACAATGACTGCGATTAATGGTGTTTTCCAAGCTTACATACAAAATGCCTATAACGCTGTTGGAGGTTTTTCTCCAACTGTTCTTGCTTACATGGGTGTTGCAGGTGTTGATACTTGTTTCACCGTTATTGTTGGTGCACTTACCTTTGCAGTCTATTTGCGTTCTTTATCTTTAATTTTTACGAGATCATAAATTTAATATTTTTCGTAGGAGGCGTAAGCCCTCCCGCCCGAAAAATATTAAATTTATTAGGGAGTAATTATGTTGACTTTAATTAGTGCTACTCCTGGCAGTGGTAAGACATTAAAAGCGGTTGAAATTATTTATGAGCTTTTAAACAAAGGTTATGTAGTTTATGCAAATATTTTGGGTTTAAAAGTACCAGGCGTTATAGACATTTCTAGTCAGGAAGATTGGAGAGATTTAGATAATTTTAGACGTCAAAAACCTGGTATGGAAAAAACTCCTATTGCCGTTTTTTATGATGAAGCACATGAACATGCTGCTTTTGCTGAAAAAGACCTTCTAAAGAATTATCAAATTGATCGTACTGATTTTGACTTTGAAATAGATTATATAAATATAGATGATTCTTTATCTATAACTCAAAAAAAACAAAAAATTGATGAAGTTAATAAGAGATATAAAACTTTATTAGATAAGAAAAAGGAGGAAATTAGGGAAATTGGTTACGCCTTATCAATGCATCGTCATTTTGGTTTTGATATTTATTTAATTACTCAAAGTCCAAAAAAACTTGCTGCTCACATTCTTGCTGATGTTGGTTGTCAGTTACATTTAAGGCGTGTATTCAAGATGAAAAGATCAACAATTTATGAGTTTCCAGAAGCTCATGCTACTGTTTATAAATCCATTCGTGATGACGCTATTAATAAGACAATTTGGAAGTTTCCTAAACATTTGTATGGTA